GCGGAGACCACTGCTTCCATGCCGCCACCCCCCCGCATATTCTCCGCCGCCGGCACCACGCGCTCGCCCTTGTGAAGCTGCGCCACATAGCCGTCGAACGGGACGTAATCGAGGCCGGATGCGTGGGAGCCGTCTACGCCGGCCAGCTTGGCCGCACGCTTCACCATTTCGTCAGCACTGCCAGCCGCCAGCACGTCGCTGATCAGCGATTGATCCACCTGTCCGCCGAGACCTTTGATCCACTGTCCGACAAACTGATTCAATTGCTGCTCAACTGGCACGCTTGTTGCGCGTCCGTCCTCGTTCGCAGAGCCGAAGAACAGCCCGCCGCCTTGGCCCTTCTCATTGAACCCGCCGAAATTGTTCGACCCGTAGTTCACATTCAATCCGGCAGCGTTTGCGATACTCGTCAGGGCGGCATCGTACTGGCGGAACGTGTCAATTACCTGGACGGCTGCGGTCTGGTCCTCGCGGCGGGCGAACCCAACAGGGTCGAACCCCGAGTCGAACGCCGGCACGTCGAATTGACGGTCGCCATCGCCCACGGGCCGCAGGAGGAATCCGGCGTTGCTGCTGGGGGTTTCTTTTTTGGACAGCGCCGCAGCCGCAGCCGCAGCTCCAGCCAGCGCCAATCCCCAGCCTGGTATTGCAGCCAGCCCGTTCATAATCGCGCTGCCGGCGCCCGATATTGCGCCAGAGACACTCATCCCGGCAGCCGTGGCAGCCGTAGGCGGGCCGACAAACCCGGCAGCGGCAGATCCGGTGCCGAACAGTCCAGATATAAACCCGCCAGCGCCAGCCGCCAGGCTGCCGCCGCTTGATTTCAATACGCCGCTGACAATGGACGACGCCGTGCCTCCACCGCTACCAGGACCACCAGCGCCGCCCCCAAAGGAAACACCACCGCCCATGCCGAAAATGTTCATCAGCTTAGACGCAGCCCACTCGGCGACCATGCGCTGAATCATCGCAGAGAACGACTTGGCGATATTGTCGAACGCATTCCCGCCGTTGTTGGCAATGTCGATAAAAGTGTTCGTCAGATACTCGTGCGTCCGTTGCCAGTTGTCCGCAGCCGCCTTCGCTGCGTCCTCGTTGGCTTTCTGCAGCACGCCAGCCGACTCGGTGGCCTGGTCCTTCGCCTCTTTCATGTCATACAGGCGCGCCGTGGCCTCGGCGATTTTCGCAATTTCAGCCGGCAGCGCGCCTTCAGCCGTGGCGCGGGTGACGGCCTCGAAAACGGCAGCGGCCCGCGCTGTCATCTGAAGGGCGAGCATTTCGTTCTCCAGCGCCGTGATCGTCTGCGCCACAGATTGCCGAGCCTTGTCGTTCGCCTCGCGCGCCTTGTCCTGCTCTTTGCGGTACTCCTCCAGCGCCTCGACGTGCGCCTCGTGGGCGTCGATGGTGAATTTCACGTCCTCGCCGTATGCGACCACAGCAGTGCCGGCCACAGTAGCGGCAGCGGTGGCGTCAGCGGTCGGCTTTTTCGTGTCGGCCAGCGCCAGCGCGTAACGCTCCAGCTCGACGGTCAGCTTGGCGATCTCGGCCTGCAGTTGTTCGCGGCGCGCCTTGGCAGATCGACCGCCGCCCAGGTTATCCATCGCCTCTGCGGCTTTGTTGATCTCCTGCACGACGTTGTACATGGCGAACGTGATCACCTCGGCCCCGTTGGCGATGTTGTTCGCCACCGAATTCTCGTGCGCGGTGTTGGTGATTCGCTGCAGATTGTCATACGCGGCGATCAGCGCGACCAGTGCAGCCGTGGCGAGCCCTATGGGGCCAGCGAGCGCCGAGAATGCCGGGACGACCTGCGTCAACAGCACCACGGCCAGGCCAGCGCCTGCGGCCTTCACGGTGTCCAGATACTCGGCTGTATCGCCATTAGATAGATCGACAGCCCACTGCGAAAACGCCGCAAGCGCCGGCAGCACGGAATTGACGAACGTCAGCCCCATGCCCTTACCAGCAGCCGTGAGGCGGTCCAGATTGTCGTTGAATATCTCAGCCTGCGCCGCTGACTCTGCTGTAACCGGGTTGTACTTCTGACCCTCGGCCACAAGCGCGGCCATGCCTGCCGACCCTTCGTTCAGCATCGGGATCAATTCTAGCCCGGCCTTGCCGAAAACCTTCGTCGCCAGCGCGGTCTTTTGCGTGCCGTCCTCCAGCAGCGCAAATTGATCAGCCACCTCGATCATTACCGCGTCGGCTGATTTCAACTGCCCGTTGGTGTCGTAGATGCTCACGCCGAGCGCGTCGAAATTCTCCTGCGCGCCCTTCAGCCCGCGATCTGCATCCACGAGGCCGGAAGATACGGTCTTGAGTGCCTTCTCTACCGACCCGAGCGACGTGCCGGACATTCCCGCAGCGTGCTCCAGGCCAGCCAGGCGCTCGACGGAAACGCCGACGCGCTGCGACATTTTCGCCAGCTCGTCCTGCGCGCCGATGGCACCAGTCACGAAGTTTTTGAAGTAATTCACGGACAGGCCGACACCGAGCGCCCCGAGTGCGGTGCGCGCGATGCCGACAGTTTTCTCGATTGATCCCATCGCGGATGTGACAGCGCCTTTCGCGTCCTGCATATCATTTGCAAGTCGCGCGACGTTTGCCAGCAGTTGAATTTCAAGAGCGCCTGCAATCATTTTTTGCCCTTTGCTGCGAAATATGCGGCCATTGCGTTTCTGACTTGCCGTTCAACTGCCTTGCGATTTTGCTCGGATGGCTCCTGCCGTTGATACGGCGCGGGCCTCCCGGGGTCTGCCGCTGCGAAGTGTTCCGTAACATACGCCACCGACAGCGCCCTGATCGTTTTCGCCTCCCACGGTGACAGCGTGCGCGCCGTGTTGCGGCTCCAGCTTTCGATCTCGCCGTGCGTCACAGGCCCCGACTGCATCATGGGGCCGACTTCGTACAGGTAGCCGATCAGGTGCATGGCCGCGCATTGTGGCAGATCAGGCACCTGTCCGTCGGCCTCCATGCGCTCTGCCCGTGTAGCGTTGCTTCCTTTCTGCGGGGCGTTCAGCCAGGCGGCCTGCCTCGCGTACAGTTTCAGCTCGCTTTCGAGCCCTTCGTAAAATTTGCCCAATCACCGATGCACGCGGCCACCTGGTCGGCGATAAACCCGAGCGTGCGGTCACTATACACGGCCATGTGAAGCTCGCGGCCTTGCAGCTTGTCCAGTTCGATGCCTTCCATCGACTCGGTGCAGTCCGCCAGATAGTCGGCGTCGTTGCTGATTTTCTGATCAACCGTAATGTCGCCGGCTTTTTTCTTCAGGCGCGCCATCAGCTTGTTTTGCTGGTTCGTCTGCGCCTGCGCGTGCTGGCGAGATCCGGGGCCGTACACTGTCACGAACGCGCCGGGAATAGCATCGCCCTGCGGGTCGTTGATCTGGATGCGGGCCGTTTCTGATACTGCAAATTTTCTAATGTCCATCTGATTCTTCCTCTCGCTGGTGGTTTGTGCCCGTGCCGCACCGTGTCTCCCCAGCGACGAGGAGTGCACGGTGCGGTCGGTGCTCGGGTTACACGGTGCCGATCAGGATGATCGTGTAGGTCACACTGGTGCTGCCGGCACTGTTCGTGAAGGTAATCAGGTCGCCCGTGCTGGCTGTCACCGCGACGCCGTTGGCGTCCGGGAACACCGCGCAGAACGTCGCGCCAGGCGTCAGCGCGATGCCGTCACTGGCTGCCATAAACAGCGGCACGCCATTGGACGCCGGTCGCGTAACTTGCACGCTGTTCGTGTTGCCGGATGCCGCCGTCACGATGATGGCCTTCAGCTTGGCGAAGTTCAGCGTCACGCCGAATTGATCGACGAGCGACCCGTACAGGTCCAGACTTTCCGCCGCGCTTGCTGACAGCGTGCGCGTGTCGGTGAATATCTTTTTCGCCTGGTTCGCGCCAGTGCCGTCGGTAAACACCGATGCGGCTGTGAATTGCACCGGGTACATTGCCGTGCCAATGTCCAGCACGTCGTCGATCTGCGCTTCTACGCTGACCGCCACGCGGCCATTGAGTGAGGTTGCCATTATGCCAGTACCTCGACAATGCCGACGCCAGTGCTGGACGTGGTGATCTCGATGGTGGCCGTGGCAGTGGTGACGCTGTTCACGTCATTGATGCCGACTTTAAACATCATGGTCAGCCCTTGGAAATAGTACACGTCGCCGCTCGGAACGGTGATTTTGAACGCATACAGCGAGTCGGACAGTGCGGCGGCTTTCATCAGCACCTGCCCGGCGTCGTCTGTATCCAGCCCGAGAGTCAGGTTCATGGTGCCCTCGTTAAAAGAGCCCTTGAGTTTCTGCGTGCCTCGGGTGGCGACGGGGTTGTGCGTGACCAGCGTAAACTCGCGGCCAAATTCGCCGAAATTCGTGATCTCGCCCACGGTGGTGAATGAAAGCGCGGCGTATCCCGCTTGGTTGAACGTGGCCGGCACGCCGGCACTGATCTGGAGTGTGGTTGTTGCGGATGTGCGGACGGTCATGACGGATGCCTCCAAAGAGGTGAATATACACGGTCGCCCATCACGGCCAATCTGCCTGCATTATCGGGTATAGCTGACCATATAGTCAACTGACTGGCTATACAGATTCGGCCCGTCGTCGTAGAAATCGGGCCCGTCGTTCTCGTGCAGCACCGACTGCACGGGCCATCCTGCCACGGTGGCGCCGGTTGACACTGGCATCGCAGCACGCACCAGCGCGACGATCTGTTTCACCGCCGGATACGTTTTCGCGTAGATCGTCACCTGCACGCGGTCGGTCTTGTATCGCGTCGCCTCGGCCATGCTGACAGTCTTGCGCTCCACGCCGCTGACCTGCGTCAGTGATATGGCCGGCGCGTCGGTCGTGACTGGCACCACGCCAGCCATGATCCTGATCGCGGGCACCACAGCCAGCAGCGCCGAATTTGCGACCAGCAATTGCGTCGCTATCGACACGCCGCTCATTCTGTCACCACATAGCCCATCGCATCACGCACTGGCTCGGGCGCTGGCTGATCCACTGGACGCGGCGCCGGATCCTTGTGCTCGATTGCCATCGCCGAGCCCATAAACAAGCGCGCGACCTTGGCGTCTACGTCGTAAGTCTTGCCAGCCTCAAACGTGCCGAGGTGCTTACCATCCACCGGGCCGGGTACGTCGATCAGCATTTGTATTTTCATTGTTCACTCGTCCCCTATCTGTATGTCCTGCACATCCAGCCCGTGTTTCGAGGCCAGCCGTTTTTTGATGTACTCGCCAGCGGCCACGACAGCGCGCTCGGTGTTCTCGTCCAGCGCCGGCCTCATAAACGGCTGTGCGCGCGATCCTGGGTGGCTGACCGACTTTCCGACGATCTGTCCGCCGATTACAAGGAAGCGGCGGTTGAACGTCGTCATCGACTCCTTGACCACCATGCCGCGCTTGATCGACAGCCTGCGGTTGATTTTCTTGTTCTCGTCGGACACGCTGATCAGGTGCGGCGATGTGCCGAACTCTATCATCGGCGCGAGGAATGCGTGCGGCCCGGTGGCCTTGACTGAGGCCGTCACGACCCCACTGCGGCTGCGCGTCGTGATCTTGAGTCCGTCGGCCATCTTGCCAGACTTGCGCGGCGCCTTGGCCTTGGCAGCGGCTTGCAGCACCTTTGCCCCGGCACGCATGGCCCCCCGCATGATATTCGCCTCCATTTTCGCCGGCAGCGTGTCCAGCAGTTTCTGCAGCTCGGACAGACCCTTTATCTCGACGCCATCTGTCATGTGCTGAATTCCTCGCACATAATCTCCATAAACGCCCGATTTCCGCCGATCTCAGCCGGCCCGCCGACAATTGCCAGCACGCGCTCGACCGGGCGGTGAATCCGCACCCGGCACGACGTGTCCAGATCGCGCAGCCATCTGATCCTGATACGGGTCTTGCCGGTGTGCATGACCAGCGCGCCGTCNNCCAGCGACTCCTGGTCGCGACGGCATTGCGTCCTGTACGTTCGCCCCATACCGTGCCCCAGCGGCACCCGAGGACACGACGGCGGTGTTATACGCGGTGTCTCGGGTTTCGACCTTGCGCTCGATTGTGATCCGTCTGTCCAGTGCGCCGACGTTCATATGTGGCTCAGTTTGTACGGGTCCAACAGTGAATTGACGAAATCCATGCCGACGCTGGCGTCAGTCTGTGCGCTCTGTGCGTGCACCGCCGCAGCGGCTTGCGCCCTGATCCAGTACCGCAGCTCTGCCGGCACGTCGGCTGCGGCGTCGCCATATCCTGCCACGAACCTCGATCACGACGCTGTTTTCCTCAGACCGCACGCTCGGCCAGGTATTCAGCCCGGCCTCGTAGATCCACCCCGGCAGCCTGTCGGCGTCCAGCGTGTACGTGCTCGCGTCCAGCGTTTGCAGCGTGCCGTCGCTGTCGTAATACTTCAGCGAGGTGACCGACCCGATCGGGTAGCTTGCCGACGCGAATGCCATCGACCGGAAACTCGTCGAGCACCAGCTCCCACGTCTGCGTGATCAGGGCGCGCCCGGTCAGATCCTCGCACCGTTGCCGGGCTGCCTTGATCAGCAGTTCGATGGTCGCGTCCAGTTCCGGGCCGTCGATGCGGGCGTCAAGCTTCACCTCGTCCACCGTGGCCGGCTCTGCCGATGGTGCCGTGATCAGTCGCAGCGTCATCGCGCGCGCCTCCCGCGTCCCTCGGTCACGACCGCTTTGTTCTCGATCAGCGGCCCTCCAGCCAGGTCGCACCGCTCGATCCACGACGGATCAGCGGCAGCGGCCAGATAGTCGGACAGCTCGCGCTCGGTGCCGGCCTCGAAAGTCTCGGTCGTCCTGCCGTCCTGCGAGCCCGGAAACGTGCGCTTGATCTTGTACAATGCCATTTCAGCCTCTCTCGATTATGTGCTGTTTATTGATGGGCGCGCTGTGATCATACGCGGCCTCAATCTGTTCAGCTGTCGGCAGCTTTTCGCGCTCAGTGTAGGATATTTTCAGCACGCCGTCACCGTCCACATTCATGTGCACGTCCCGCGTGTCGTATCCGTACAGCCGCTGCTGGTCGGTCAAGTTGCTGTCCATCAGCGTCGTGCTGCGCGGAAAGTGCAGCTTTATGCCGCGCTCGTGCGCCTTGCCGAGCCAGAATTCGACGCACCCACGACCCTTTTCGGCGTCGTGTACGTTCGCATAGCTGAAGTCCATTCCGAAAATGCTGATCTCGGTCGCCTCGGCGTAGATAGCAAACGCCACCGCATACGCTGCCGTGCTGTTAAAANNCGCATGGCCGACGTCGTTCAACACCTCCTCCAGAGGAAACTCCACGACCGACGGGTAATCAGGATGTGCACGGCTCGACACAATCGGCACCTGACAGGTCCGCATCCAGTCCAGCATCGCCGCGATGTTCGATTGCGGCCTGGCGGCTGCGCGGATCTCCTGAATTCTCACGTCGTCCATATGGAACACGACGTCGCAGTTCAGCACGTCGCCCATCGCGTTGATGGTCCACACCTGGTCAAACGTGCCACGGCGACCGCCTTGGCGCTTGATCATGTCCAGATAATCGCCGGACGATGGCCCCAGCCCGATGATGGCAATCGACTTGCGTGCCTTCAGCTCGGGAATATCCGCCCGGCTGCAGACGGCCACCAGCGTGCGCCCGTGCACGTCGCGCTCGACAGGCGACTCAGACCCGAGCTGGCCGTGCCATTCGTCCACAGCCCACCCACAAGATGCCAGCAACTCGCCGAATTCGGCTTTCGTATAGTGCCGGAAGTGAAACGCCGTCGTGCTGCCGTCGGCACGCTGCCACGGCATAACGGATTCATTCGGGACGCTGACGACAAGGCGCTGGCATGAATGGCGAAGCGCCAGCAGCAGCGGTCGCGGGTCTTGAATGTGTTCGATTGTCTCGAAAGACACGCCCCAATCTGATTCTGGAAGGTCGCCGGGCGCTTCGCCGTTGCGGACCTCAAATCGGGTGGCGCCGTTGGAATAATGTTGGCGGGCATACTCCACCGTCTCGCGGTCTATGTCATAGCCCCGCACGGCTGTCGCCACGTTCGAAAGTATTTTCGACCCGTACCCGATGCCGCACGCGAAGTCGATCACCGTGTCGCCGGGCTCCAGCAGCATCTGCTCGACGAACGTATACCGCGCCACATGATCGGCCCGGATTTCGTTTATTTCGGTTGTTACTTGGCGCTCGCCAGATAGTAAAGCCATGATTTCCCCCATCGGAAAAAGAAAGGTGCCGGGTTCCACGGCGTCGATGTGATGGGCACCGACCCAATTCTTTTACGGGTTTGCCGTCGGTGCGACGTTCGGCGAGTGCAGCACAGCGGCCACCCCTACCACGCCGACCGAAGTCACGCCCGTTTGTACTGCGTTGACGCGCAAGTATCGCTTATTGCCGATGTACCCGATGCGCTTGGTGACTTCCTTAGTGGTGCCTGCCGTGCGCGGGGTTGCCGCAGCCAGCGAAAACAGCGCCTCGGTGCCCAGCAGATCGGTGTCGGCCACGCTGGTCAGTGTTCCGGTCACGTCGCCCTCGAACACCACCATCGTGACGACGGTGCCGGTCGTGGTTACAGCGCCATACGACGCAATGAATTCCACGCCGCCGTAGCCCTGGCGATCAATCACAAGCCCCGTTTTCGTCGCGTTGGCACCGATTGCCAGCGGGCTAATCACGGTTTTTGTGCGGATGTTGTTGTGCAGATCTTTGATGCTCATGTCGTTTCCTTTGGGTCGGATGTGTGCCGCCCGCACTTACGGTCCTGCGTTGATGTAGCGCGCCGTGCCGCTCCGGCGCGCCGCTTAGATCACGACGTTGCGAAGCGCAACAGCTTGCAAGCCTCAAACTGCGTGATGCCCCCGCCGAACCTGCGACGGAAGTTAAATTTCGTCGTCCCCTTCGCCGTGATGTTGTCACGGATCAGTGCGGTGCCTGCGCGCTGCACGATGGCATACGCGCGGGCGAAGTTACCGAACGCCACCGAGTAAGCCCCGGCTGCGATGTTCGGCATGTTGTCGTCGATCTCCACGGGCGCACCCAGGAATCGGCCACCGAAGCCAGCAGCAGGATCAGGAGTCCACAGGTAGTAATTACCCGCGCCGTCCTTGAGCTGTCGCATAGTGCCCAGCGTTGCGTCGTTCATGAGGAACACCGCGCCGTTGCGATACTGCGACCGCAGTGCGTGCTGGAGCTGGATCACCGCGTCACCAGGGGCGACGGATGCGAACGCAGCCGACTTGCCGGTGGCGATGTAGCCCACGCTGCCCCACGCATACGCGGAATTGGCGACGTTGGAATAGCCGGTGATGCCGCGCGCCTTTCCGACGCCGTTGCCGGTGATGAATTCAGCGCCTGCGCCCTCACCGAACCCGATGCCAGCTTCCATTGCCAGATCCGCCTCCAGATCAATCATGGCATCCTGCAGCGTTGCGTTGTACACCCATGGCTCGACCTCGGCCTCGAAAGCCTCGATTTCGATCTTGCTGTACTTCGGATTTGTGGTCTCGCCACCAGTCGCGCCCTCGTTCACGCGGCGCATGGACAGACCGGTACGTCTTCGACCAGCTTCTCCCGACTTGGCGCTGCCGATATTCACGACGCGAGCCAAGCGATACATCGCGCTCATGGTCTCGGCNACGCGGTCGATCGCGGCATCCATTTCAGGCAGAACCAGATAACCACCGTCCGGGTCGCTGCCCGTCATCATGGCTTTCTGCTGCAGACCCTTCAGCCCGCTTTCGTCGCCGCTTCGCATGTAGCGNGCCAGACCTTCGTGATAGTCCTTCTGCTCAGGCGTCAGCGAGTCCACGGCTTTCTCGACCGCTGCGCGGCCAGTGCGCTTCTGCAGCTCGCGGTTTTCATCCGCAAGGCGTTTCAGCTCGTCATTGATCGACTTGATGGTCGTGTCAATGTCGCCTGTCGGCAAGCCCTTCTCGATGCGCGCCAGCCGCTCGTCGTTCGCCTTCTTGAACGCCTCGTGGTTCTCGCCTTGTTTTTGGATCAAGTCTACAATTTCTTGTGACATTTTGGTGTCCTCAATGTGTGTTGTTGAGAGGCGACTTCAGCAGCGCCTCGCGGATTCTGACCATCTCATCGTCAGCAGCAGACTCGCTCCGCGCAATCGACTTGATTTTGCTCAGGAAGGCAAGCGCCTGCCCTTTGCTGATGCCTGCTTCCCGCAGGTAGTCCTCGGCGTCGCGCAGTGTGATGATCCCGTCCACCGCCTTGACGCCCTGTACTCTCGCCGCGTCGTTCGCCGGGAATGTCACCAGTGACAGCTCCCACAAATCGACCTTCTTTAGCGTTGTGATTCCGGTGACTTTATCGTAAGCCTCCTCACGCGGGACGAACCCGATAGAAAGCCCAGAAATCGCGCCCATTTTCAGCAGCTCGTATGCCTCGGCGCCTCGCTGGGTTTTCATGGCGATCTGCCCGCGCACGCGCAATCCCACGGCGTCCTCGTCCATTTCGAGATACACGCCCATCGGCTCGCCGGATCTGTGCTGCCACAGCATCGCCGGCATGGTGCCCTTTGCCTTGTGCGCCGCCATCGTCTCGGCGAACGCCCCGCGCACGACAATCTCCTTGTAACTGTCCAGCACGTCGAACACCGAGCCGTACCCGGTAAACACGCCAGACTCCTCGACCGTCTCGGCCTTAAAGCAAAATTCCCGCGTCTGCAATGTCATGCCGCCACCTCTGTGTTTTTTCCAGTGCCGACGATGTTCGTCGGAATTCTCAATTTGTCGCTGGCGGGATCTGTGTCCGGGTTCATGTCGAGCGCGTCGCGTGACTCGTTTACGGTCATAATACCGCCGTTCGTGTACGCCAGCAATATCTCCTGGGTCACCTTCGCCGATCCCCGCAGCAGACCCTCCTCGACGAAATTCGTATACATTCCGGCCTTGCGCTGTGCCGGCGTCAGCAGCGCCTTGTCCGCGCTCTGCTCAATGCGCGTAAACCACGGCGACAGTGTATGCACGACGTGCGCCAGGAACATCTGCTCCGCGCTCGCATACGTCGTATTCTTCGACTCGGCCCCGACCATGATGGGGTTCACGCGGCAGAACCTGCAGACCTCCTCCACCTGGTAGCGGCGCGTCTCCAGCGTCTGCGCGTCCACGCCTGACAGCGAGGTTTGCAGCCACTTGGCGTCGTCGTCCAGCACCATAGGACGGCCCGCGTTTTCCGCGCCGCCCATGTTCTCCTCGATCCAGTCGCGCAGTGCTTTCCACTGGTCCAGCTTCAGTTTGCCCTTGACGGCATACGTCCCGGCAGCCTTCACGCCGTTTCGGTGTAGCCGGCTTTGCGACTCCTCGATCGCCATGTCCAGCCCCATCGCCTCGCGCGCAATCTTGACCGCCTGCAGCCCTTGCCACCCGTCCCAGGACGGACCGCGCAGGTGCCAGATTGCATCGGCAGGGAACTCGCGCTCGCGCCCGTCGTCACCGCGCACCTTGTACGTGATCGACCAGTCGGAGTGCTGTTTCGGCGTCACCCTGGCCGGGTTCAACGGAATCAGCTCCAGCACCTCGCCACGGGTCGATCGGTTCACGAACACGTACGCATTGCCGACCAGAACGCAGTGCATGACGATCTGTTCGCGGAATTCAAATGAGGTTTGAAAGTCGTTCGGCGCGGACGCCAGCAGGTAGTAAAGCGGGTCTTTTCTGGCAGGCTCGCGCTTGCGGTCGGCCTGGATCATCAGCTTCCACGGCACCTGCGCCACGCCCTCGGCAATTACACGCATACACGCGAACACGGTGGACACGCGGATAGCCGTCTCGACCGTGACCGACTTACCGGCCCACGTCGGGCGATAGGCGTCGGTCCCTTTGATCAGGTCGATGATGTTCACCGCCCGCTGGCTGCCCGCTCCTGCAAATGCCGCCGCAAATATGCCCATTATCTCGCCACCTTCACGCCAGCGTACAGCGTCAGCGACCCGGCCACGATGAACCCAGCTGGCTCATACGTCATCCAGGCGCCATACGACAACAGCGACACGCCGGCCAGAATCAGCAGATCAGGAATCCAATTCTTCACGCGGCTACCTCCCAAAATCGTTTTCCTTGCCCCTCGGGGTTCATCGCCATCAGCGACACCGCGTTGAACGCTGCCATCAGCGGGTCGATTTTCGCAAACCCCGCCGCCTGCTTCGTGATTGTGATCGCATTGCCGCGCGGCTCGACCTTCGCATTCCCCACGCACCAGGCCATCATCGGCGCGCCTGAGTGACTGCACGAGCCCTCCGCAAGCCACCGCTCCAGCGTCTTGATGGCCCCGGTCAGCTTCCAGCCTTGTGATATGCCGACGATCATGTCCTCGGGTATCTCCTGCGCCATCAGCCCGTCCAGAATGCCGCCGAGTCCATGCGGATCGACGCCGATTTTATACAGCTTTCCGGTATCATACACCGCTTTGACGATGTTCGCCACATCGTCCACGTCGTCGCCGATGCGCTTGGGCAGGATCAGATCGCCGTCCGCCGCGAAGTCCCGCAGCCGCGCCGCCTCAGACTTGCGCCTCTCCAGCACGCTCGGATGCGCCCATGCTCTCGACCAGATCAGTTTCTGCCGGGTCTTTTCGTGCCTGCCCATCACGGCCAGCCCGAGCAAGTCGTCCAGACCACCGCCGTCGATGCCAATGCACAGCACGTCGGACACCTCGCAGATATGATCCAGCGACGCCATCGCCGGGTCGGCGCACGCCAGCCAGTGATCAGCACCAGCCCAGCGGTCAGACGCCAGCGCCAGCCCGATCTCGACGTTCAGATGCTTGGCCATGAATCCGACCAGATCCTCGGCGCCAGCCTCCTGCGCTTTTTTCAGCTCCCGCTCCAGGTGGTCGCGCGACACACTGGCCCCGATGTTCGGGTTCGTGATCTGGAAATTCTCGGGCAGCAGATGCGCCCCGGCCTTGATCATGTCTGCCGGGAATTCGTACAGTACCGGCACGAATTTTGCGTCGTCGATCTCGCCGTCGCGCACCTTGCGAGCGTACAACAGCTTCTGCCGGAACACGCCTGCGGGCGCCTCGTTGCTCATGGTCGTGAGGTATATTACAAAACCCTCGGGCCGTGACGTCAGCCCGCCCGTCGCCTCGCGCAGCATGTCGGCCGCATTCGGTTTCTTGCCGAACAGCCACAGCTCGTCGATCAGCACGCCGGTCAGCTTCTTGCCTCCCACCGCCTCGGAGTCCGCCGCGATTACCTTCAGAGTCGCCTTGGTGACGCGGTGCGTGATCGTCCTGGTGTGGTCCTGCACATGGAATAACTGCGACAGCTCGGGGTCTTTGCGGATCATGTCGCGGGCTGGATAAAACGAGTTATTCGCCACCTCCACCGTCGGCGCCAGAATCGCAAACTCTGCCGACTCGCGCCAGTTCAGCACCAGCGCGGTCAGCATAATGCCCGCCGCAAGCCCTGATTTAAAATTCTTTTTCGAGACCGACAGCAGCCATTCCTTGATCTCGCGCTCGCCGGTCACGGAATTGTAAGCGCCGAACACCGAGCCCACCACGTCGCCGATCCACGGCCTGCACGCATCGCGCATCGTCGGGCAGCCCGGCACGTCCACCACGCGCAGCTCATTGAACACGGCCAGCGCGGCCTCGGCTTCCTCTGGATACAGCGGCGGCGGGATCAGCGACTCTCCTGCCACAATGCGGCGCTGCCAATCCAGACACGCGGTGCTCACGATACGGCCCGCAGCGGTGCGGGACGGGCGCCGAATTTACCGGCGGCCACCTTGCCAGCGGCTTGCGCCTGCGCCGGTTTCTTGCCCAGCGCCGCACCCGTGTCGCGCAGCCCCTCGGTGACGTTCTTCATGGCACCGACGATTGTGTTCAATGTCTTGACCCGCTCGCCCAAGCTCATTGCCTGGCGAAGTGCGTCGGCGGCCTTGCTGCCAGCATCGCCAGCGGTGGCCTGATCTACCAGCACGTCCAGCTCTCCCAGCTTGCACGTCACCGCGTCCAGTTCGTCCAGCAGGCGCTCGGCCACATCCTTGCAGCGGCGCAGCCCTCGGCGCTTCGTTCGGATTTTTTCGACGACCTCCTCGACGCGCTCGGGCGGCATGGTCTCGTCGATGCGCGGCATACCACGCACCCAGCCTTTCGCCTTCGACACTTTGCGGACATACGCCTCGCTGATGCCATACTCCGCAGCCAGGGCGACATTTTTCGCCCCGGCCCGCCACTTGTCCTCGATCTCGCGCCAGTCCCGCACCGGCTTTTCCATCGCACACCCTCCGCAGGTTTTCGCACCCCGATAGTACGACAGCGGAATTAAATCTGCAAATGGGACCGATGCGGTACATGTGGGCCTGGGGCTGCAGAGATTCGACCCGCCCCCGTCACCGCTGCCC